CTACCCGGTGATTTCGCTGATATTTAGGTCCGGAATTGCTTCTGACCAGATGATTTCTTCGTGGTCTCGCTGGTAGTTTTTGGTCATGCCTTCGCTCGCGTGGCCAGCGATCTTCTGCCCATCCTTTCCGGCTTTCTTGTACAGGTGCAGCGACAACGCGCGCACTTCGTGGAAGCCTGGCATCTCCTCCTCCTTCCATCCCGCGTAGCAGTTCGCCGCCTCTCTGGCCTCCTTGAACGCTCGCGTCAAATACCTTTCCTCGATCTTCGTCCAGTGATCCTTTGTCTGCGCCTGCTTCTGTTTCAACCGGTCCGGCTTGCGGTGCACCAGGTACGGCGAAACCACATCATCGCGGCACCGGCTGATTACCGCCTGCAACTCGGGCGTGACCCTGAACCGAATCCAGGCCGCGTCTGTTGCCTTAGCCGTTTTCTTCTGCACGACATACAGAAACCCCTCCCGAACGCCGTCAAAGCGCATGTCCAGAATATCGGTGCGCCGCTGGGCGGTGATCAACGCCAGGTCGATTGCGTTCCGTAGCCATGCCGGCGATTTTTCCCTGATAGCCTTCAAACCCTCTAACGTGTGCCGCCTGCGCATTTTCTTCTCGATCCGGTTGATGGTGCTGGCTGCAGGGTTGTCCGGGCACAGGCCTTTGGCTGCAGCGTGGTTAAAAATGTCGGTCAGCAGTGCCCGGCATTGGTTGGCCGTGCGCGGGGTGAGACCATCCAGCTCGGTCGCAATCATGCGAATGGTGATCTGATCTACAGTCTTTCCTTCAAACCACTTCCTGAACCGACGAAAGTGAACCGCGTATAGGCCAAGAGTGCCTTTCGCAAGCTCCCTTGGCGGCAGTACCTCAGCCTCATACTTGTCTAGGAAGCCATCGAAGCTGTCAGACGGATTGGACATCACGGCGCCGACCAGGTCAGCGCCGCGCATGAACTCGAGGTTCAGCTGCTTGGCCGCATCGATGGCCTTCAGGCGATCGGAGCCGAACGGGAAAAACTTCCCATCCGTAGGGCGCCGGTAGCGATATGTCCCGCGCCGCGCGTCAAAGTACAGGTTCTGCGGAAGGCTCTTGTTCGCAGTATTGCGCGGCCGTGGGGACATCATGCAGCTCCTTTCAATACCATTGCGACAAGGTCGTTGCCATTGGACGCATTGAACGCAGCCCAATCAACGTACCAGAGTTTCCCGATTTGCTCGCCCGGCACCATGCCGTTGCGGATGTGGTTGCGAATTGCCTGGGGGCAGGGAGGTGTTCCGTTTTCCCCCCAGCGCCGCCGCTGGAACTCGCTGATTTTTATGAGTTCTTTGCGCATAGCTACCTCCCGCCGGCCGTGGGCCGAGCTTTCTTGATGATGTGAATTGCCAGGCCAAAGCTGATCAGCAGCCAGGCGCATGTGCCGGCGAAGGCGTAGAGCAGTGCCTCGGTGGTGCCAGTGTCCAGCAGGTCGAGCCCGAGCCAGCCGAACCAGCCGATGGTTCCTACCAGGTACAGCAAAGCGCCCAGCAATATCAGGGTGAGTTTCATAGCGAACATGGGGTGTCCTTGCCGCGCTGGGCGGCTGAAGGTGGGTTAGGGTTTGGCGGGAAACCACTCGGTGTCGTATTCGTGCTGAGTAACGCGCTCTATCTCGATGCTCGGCAGTTGCCGGCGGAAGGTCTCAGTGCCGAACGGCTTCTTCACATAGTCGGCGGCCTCTTCCATGAATGTTTCCTTGAAGATGCGCAGAAGGTGATCGGCTGCTTTCTCGTACTGGTCCTCGCGGTAGTTGGCAATGCACGTGCTGCTGCAGCAAACACGCCAGACTGTGCGCTTTGGCTGTGCCTCGGCCACTTTGATCTTGTCGGCCATCTGGTCGCGGGCGTAGCGCATCTGGTCAAGGGTGAGCGTGGCGACCCAATCGTCGGTGCTGATGCTTTGGGTGTGGCCCTGGGAGCACTTAATTTCAGGCATAGCGAATACCTCGCCCGCCGCTCACCGGCAGGCATGTAGGGGGATTGGGTGATGGCTTTTTGCCTAGATTTCTACTGCGTCGAGTTTGGTGTACAAAAGGGTTCAACTTTGCTCGTGATGAGGCATGGACGTGTCACACAACTTCGATGCACCAATAGCGCACGCTTATCGCGGCCACGTAATGTTCCTCAAGTTCGACTGGCGACGTCCAAACGACGATGCGCCAATTTCCGCGAAGATCATTGAGCCGGCGCCCATTCATGGCTTTGGTGAAGTCGCTGCCGAACTAAAAGGCCCATGGCCTGACTACCCAGCCGCCCTTTACGAAGCAATGGCTAGCGCTGAGCGTTGGATTGACAGCCAATTACCCTAAGGCGTCTGCGGCAGGCATAAGGTGGGGAAGCTTTCCTTATGCCCGCGAAAAGTAGTGCTGGTTCACAAAACCGTATTTATGTCGCCCCAATTGGTCGGATTCCAAGCACTATCAATGAGTTAGATGGTCGATCAGTTACCAAAAAAAGATAGGCAGCTATGCGATCTCTAATTGTTGATATGCCCAATGGGCGCGAGCTCGTCCAAGAACTCGATCTTGCGACTGAGCTAATGATGTCCATTCCCATCGAGCTTGTCGGCGGTGAGCAATGGCAGGCAGCTTTTGATAGGCAGCAGTTAGCATTCAAGGCTTGGCGCTCATACCTTCTTTGCATAGCCAAGCATCCGAAGCGTGACGCTCCGTGTGAGATAAGTAAGATCGCCTGAGCCTCAATGTGGGCCGGTAGGCGAACCAGAGGGTGGCGATCATGGCGTCACCTTGATATCCACTTCGTCATGGATCCACTCGATATCGAGCAGATCATCGTCGTCAATCTGCGATTCACGGTGGTCATTGCTTGCCAGCAGCTCCTCCATCTCGTCGTCATCGACGTTCTCAATGACCTTTCGGAAGTTCACGACTGCCTTGCCGGTTAGCACGACTGTTCTTTTCATGGGCGAGTTCGTCCTTGCCGCTATAGCGGCTGACTTTGAATGGGGAGGGGTTACAGAGGTTTCAGCAAATCAGTTGTGCCAGTGCCAGCAGGCACCAGCAGTAGGTGGGGAGTTGGGATTTCATTGCTCAATCCTCGAGTAAGGCGACATGCTTGGGCACGGTAGATTGCCGGAGCCTTCGTGATACTCTCCGCATGCCAGGCACTTGAAGCGGGCCGGTGTGATGCGCTGGTTTTCAGGGCGAAGTGCGAGTCGTGCAACATCGCCACCACCCTCTGCTGGCTTGTACAGCTTGGCACTGCATCCCATGAAGTCCGGGTATCCACCTTCACGGCCCATTCTGTGTGTTCCGTTGATCAGTGGGATGCCGGCCTGACATCCGTCGCACTGGTTGCGCGGTGCCTCTGCTGGCTTGAGTGCGGCGCGCATACGGGCACGCAACCTCAGTACAGCGTCCAAGTCCAGGGGCTCACGCCCCACAGCGTCTAGCACTTCGCCAATCAACCCCTCCAGCACATCCGGCCGCTCATCCGCTGCGGTCAGCAGGGCTTGCAGGGCGTCACGCTCGGCGGTTACCCGGTCGAAGTCCGCAACACCCGCGAATTGCGCATCGTCGAATTCTGTCTCTACGACGTGCCGGTGATCGGCACGGAAACGCTTTACTTCGGACACAGTTATTTCCTAGCCGGGCCATGCCCGGGCGGTGGAGTGGGGGAGTTATCGCGAAAGCTCTTTGGCGCGCTTCTTCGACCAAGCCAGCACATCCAGCACAACGCTTTTGCTGAACATGCTTCGCTGGCGGTAGTAGTCCACGGCATCACGCGAAACTGAGAAGCACACGCCAGCCTTGAAGCCCTGCTTGCGTAGCTCGTCGTGTACGTTCTTTTCTATGAACTCATGAGGGGTCATAGGGCCACCCATTCGTTCTTGGCGTTGTAGTGTCCGCGCCATTCGCCGAGCGAGAACACCATGGTTCCCGGCGTAGTCAGCCATGCCGACTCAATTGGCCCGCCTTTCAGTCGAAAGCTCGACTTGAAGGCCCGCAGGACGCGCTTACGGATGCGCCTGCGCGACAGATCGTTACGCTTGATGCGTTGGGGGTGGGGGGTAGACATATCGCACCTCCAGGCACGCGCCTGCCGCGCAGGCTGGCGTGATTCGTTGATATGGGGTATTACGGGTGACCGGCATGGAGCCGGATTAGGCGGGTTCGATGATCTCGTCGCCCGGGTCTTTCTGGATGGCCATCAGGCTTTTATTGCGAAATTCCCGCGCCACGTTTTGCGATATCTCGATTTCGTGGCGCGGCGGATTTAGTAGCGGCTGGCACTTCGCGGAACCCATCGCGTGCAGGTGATGAATCATCAGCGTCATCGCCTCGCCCTGCTCAGTAATGCCTGACCACTCCATGAGGTCGGCCAGGGCCTGGCGGGTGCCGGGCCGAACCCTGAGCCTCAATTCCTCTTCGGCAAGTGCCACACGCCTTCTTGCAGACTTGGCCGAGCGTTCTTTCTGCGGTACTGCTGCCATGGCCTACCTCTTCTATTCCGCTGGCCGGCAGTGCAAGCCAGGTTTGACGTTTGCGTTGCTGGGTGCGGGCTATGCGGCGCATGAGGTGCTTCCACGCCGGGCCTTTGGATAGTCGATGCCGTGGGCCGCGATGATCCGCTCAAAGGCCTTATTGTTGATGGCGAGCTTCCCGCAGCACTGGCGCCGTGTGATGCCAAGTTCCAAGAATGCACGTATGCGCTCGGCGTACTTCGCGTCGCGCTCGCCCATTTGGTCTCGGCGGTAGTTGTTGTTCGCACCGCCTCGTTCTGGCTTCTTGAACGTTATGTCGTTCATGGTGGCGTGCTTGTAGACGTTGCGGCGACTGATGCCCAGTGCGGCGGCGGCCTCTGTCTGGGTGTGCGTGGCGCTCAGTTGGCGCATGTGCTCCACCAGCTTTAGCCTGGCCTGCTCCCGAACATCTTCCCTGTCCAGGGGCAGGGGAGCTGCTTCAACCCTGCGCCGAACGAAAGGTTTTGGCGCGGGCGGCATCTGTGTTTTGTAGGTGATTGGCTTGGGGACGTACCCGCTGGCCGGGCCTTCTTCGATCCTTCCGCCCGTCGCCAGGAACAGTGCAGTCCTGGCAGCGATATCTTCGGATGCCGGCCGAAGGCGTTCTACTTCGTTCTGTAGGATGCTGATCATGCTGCGATCCCCAATACTTGGTTCATGCGATCTTCGAGGATTTCATAGAAGGTCTTAACCCGCTCGGACAGCTTGCGGATCATGGCTTCGTCCCGGTAGGCGCGCTTTATGAACAGCGGCATACCGGGCCAGTAGCAAACGAAATCAATCCACTCACGCTCAGAGACCCACAGGCCGCCCTGGCACTGGGCGACGTGTTCCTTGGGGATTTCACCGGAGAGGATCACCTCAACCTGGAACTTCGGGAGTTTTGTTTTGATTTCGGTGAGGCCCTTAGGTCCCACCAGCGAGTCAGGCGAGTATCCGGCGCCGTGGTTGAGGATGATCGCCACCTGGTTGGTTTCGACTTCCTCTCGCTGCTCGTAGAGCTTGCGGGCGACACCTTCCAGTTCGTGGCCCCGCTCGGTGTGGCGGTTGCCCATGAACGGGTCGGCAGCCTCGCCGGTGATGCGCTCGCCGATCAGCGTATTCATGTAGGTGAACGCTCCGGCACCGAACCCTGACTCGCCCTTGCCGTTAACCAGCAAGCATTCCAGCTCCGAGCAGGTGACGATACCCAAGCGCAGGGCCAGCCATTCCGGCGAACCCTGCTCAACTTCAGTGATTATTTGCATGGCTTACTCCTGCGGCCGACTGGCGGACTTGCTTATTCGAGCAGAGACGGCATCGAATTCGGATTTGAAGACGTTGGCGGCACAGCCGTACTTGGCTTTGAAGTTCTCCTGAAGTACTGGGCTGCACTTCTGCAACAGTGCGTCGAGCTGGGCGGCCTG